AGAGACTAGCCGCCAGGCGATCAATGCAGAGCATTTGCTAACAGTGCGGTCAAAGGTGCTACGTTTTCTGCGCATGGTCCCGCAGTCAATGACAACAGAACAGATCTCGGAAGCTTTAGAGATCCCTTATGTTTCGGTGCAGCCGCGTCTAAGCGAGCTAAAGAACGAGAACCTGGTTAAGATCTCTGAGGATCGAGGCCAGACAAAGTACGGCAAGACATGCGTGAAGTGGCGGGCTGTCGTTGGCAAAGCGTAAGCCCCGGCCCGTGTCATGCCTGACATGCGGGCGTCAGTACGACTACAACCTGGACGGATGGGTGATCCTGGGCGATGGTAAGACCGTGATCTGTAGCAGTCAGGAGAGTTGCTGGCGTCCCATTTACGAGCGCAGCCTGGAGAAGATCCGGGCTGCAAAAACGCAGCGAAAGAAGCTTTATTAGAAAAGGGGTTGACGGATGCGAAAACGGCTGTACTCTAACGAGAGCCCGCCAGGGCGAAATAACAGTATAGTTAATAACTATAAAGTTAATAACGATACAGTTAATAACAACACAGCAGTAAATAACTCTATTAATAACTATAACATTATAGCTATAAAGCGGATGCTCACCAAAATGTCACCGCAATACAAAGCAGCTGGAAAGGCTGCGCGGGCCGATCCTTTGGCGTTTCGTATGCAAAAAACTATCAGGCTGCTGCGCAAAAAGTTGAGCCATCAAAACTTTCTTGAGGCTGTGAAGCACCTGGACCAATTGCCACCAATGGAGCAGGCTCAGTTCTGCCAGAAGATCGAGGAATATTATGAACCCGAAGTTTGATCCCGTTGACCACCCCAGGCACTACGCCGACTCTTCGATTGAGTGCATCGACGCAATGGCTGCGATGGTCGAGAGCGTTGAATTTGATCTGCCGATCGACTTCCATGATGCTCATTGCTGGCAAACGGCTTTTAAGTACCTTTGGCGCTGGCATAACAAGAACGGCGTCGAGGATCTGCGAAAGTGCAGGTTTTACCTTGATCGCTTAATTAGCCGCATAGAAGCACGGGAACCTCGTTAGGCTATGTCGGGTCATAAAAAAGAGAGAGCGGCATCTAGCGGCTCTCTCCGTGGCTCTCGGGCATGTTTTGGGGTTATTATTGGAACAGGAATGGGATGAACAGCAACCCGTAGCCAATTCCGCACAGGCACAACACGCCGATGATGTCTCCGATGATCTCTTTCCAATTGCTCATTCCATTTCTCCCCATTCGGCAGGCGTAATGCCTGTCATAAGAAACTCACGTTCACTTGCAGTTAAGTTAGGCATCGCGTCCTGGATAAGAGCACCTTCCATCCACAATGCAATTTCTTTATTAATTACATCTATTTCCATTTCGTGCGACTCGCCGCTAAGTATTGATTCTTTCTTAACTAACATTCTTACTTCTCCCACATTAAAAGAACTTTGCCGATCGCCTTGGTGGCTTTACCTGCCATGCCTGGGCTGCCGATTAGCTTCTGGATAAAGAACTCTTCCAGATCTTCCACGCTGTCAAAGTCCCACTTGAAGACCTTGACGCCGTATTGGTTGTCGAACTTTGTTAATTCATACTGCATTTGCTTTCCTTTGACTTAGTGATGCAGCCCGAAGGCTGCACTGCAAAATCAAATATAACTGATCTGAACAAACTTAACCTGGGGCAAGCCTGGGATCATGCTGCTATATTCGTAGATGTCTTCCATGCCGTTGAAGTGGCCGTATTGGTAAGGCATACAAATGTCGCTGATCTTTTCTTTGTTCGCCAAGTCAGACTCGTCGCAATAGATCCGCACACCGTTGCACATAGACGCGCTAAAACTGCTGACGCTGGCTTTGAACCCAGCCGCTTTCATCTTCGCTTTGATCTGGGCTGCTGCCTGTGCTTGAATTGATTTCGCCATGTTCTTTCCTCCTAACAAATCCGCATTACTTGACCGGCCTTGGCCGCATCGCTCCAGGCTTGCTGACCAGCCTCGTCACCAGACTGGACCAAAGCCAACAAGCTTTTCTCGAAGATAATATCCTCGATGTCAGTCTGACGCTCACCAGGCTGGCTATCGCTGCCGTTGTCGAACAAATCAAACATAGCAGCATCTTTTTGTATCTTAGCCATCTCGATCACCCTTTCTTGTTACCTCTTACAAACAACACATAGTACCTTTGACAGTATCTGTCAATAGGTAGACGAAAGAAAATTAAGGCGCACCTTTGTCTGGGTTTGTTATCTCTTCCTCGCAGCACTCGTTTGCGGCTTGCCATAAGTCTTCCATTGTCTCGAAGTCTTCAAAGGCAAAGAAGGTCGATCCAGCGCCGGTAACGCTGAAGACGTAAGGCTCCTTTAACCAGATCTGCAAATCGAAGCCGCTTTCAAGAGTAGCCTCTGCCACAAATTTATTAAACTTTTTCTTTAACATTGCGGTAACTCCTATCTTACCAGTTTATCGGGAAATCATCGCCATATGGGTTAGTCCAGAAACCATCAGCACCAACATCATCAGGAAACATTGCTGCAAGTTTCCTTGTAGCAGCCCTTATATTCTGGGCTGTTACAAAGCCAGACTCCATGCCGTACTCGCTTTCAAAGTTGTAAACATACTTCATTATCTATCTCCTCTTGGTTTAGTGATGCGCCCCGAAAGACGCACTGCTAAATCAAGCCTCGCAAACACCCAAAACGCCAGGGTTGATCCATTCGGCCATCAAGCCATACTTGTCCAAGATCTTGTTGATCTTGTTGTTAACGCCGAAGTCATCTGCGCCACCTGGGAACTCGTTGTAATAGTCAGCCCAGCAAACAGGGTAATTGTTTTCGCCGCTGATAACGAACTCGTCAGGATCGTCCCAACCTTCGATAACAGGGCAACCGATTTTCTCTAAAGCATTAAAGGCTTTCTGGAACTGCTGTTTCATTGTTTGTCTCCTTGTTTTGTTACCTCTTACAAGACCTATATAATGACCTTGACAGATGCTGTCAATAGGTAGGGAAGAAAAAAATTACGGCCTTCGGCCTAACAATGCAGCCAAGCTTGATAAAGTGACCTACCTGGGCTAACATAGCTGCACTTGCTCCACCTGTGCGAGTTACCTCAACTAGCTCCGCCTTCGGGCGGGGCGCTTTTACTAGGAAGCAACGATGCCAGCAAAGAAGGTCACAGTCCAAGTTATGCAAAAGATCTGCGATCGACTGGCAGAAGGTGAAACCCTGGTAGAGATAGCCAAGGACGAGAGCCTGCCATCTTATCGCACAATCACGCGATCCGTGCAGGACAGTGACGAAATGTGGGAGATGTACCGCAAAGGCAGAATACTACAGGCTGAATACTATGCAGACAAGCTAAACGGTCTAGCAATGTCTCCGCTGCCAGAGAACGTAGACCCAAGACAACTCAATGCAGAGGTTCAGCGCAGACGCCTAGAGATAGACACGCTCAAGTGGACAAGCGCACGAAACCAGCCTTTCGGCATACGAGACAAGAAAGAAGACCAACCACAAAATGCAGGCTTTACAATATCATGGGCAGGTAATGACCTGGAAGTATCACCAGCAGATCAGGCGATGAACGCAGGCGAAAAGGAAGTGGTCAAGCATTGAGGAACGGGGTGAAGAACGATCGACCTTACATCCTGCGTGTCCGAGCTACGCGCGCGAACGGCCCGATCGGCGCATCAAGCGGAATAGCTAAGACGCATAATAGCCATTATGTTAAATTTTTGCAGGATCTGCCTGGCGCGGCCCTGGTCCAGAAGTATTATGTTAAATTCTGGCAATGCCGACCCCCCACCCTCCCCCAAAACCGCCCGCACTTTCTACCTATATATAATACCTGCCCATACAGTACCCTCACACACTCTGAGAGCCCTGTATGAACCACGATAGCCTAGCCCTCATGTCTCATATCAACGTGCTACGAGAGGGCGTTGTAGAGGGCTGTACGGAGGCCTCACGGCTTGAGAGTGCTGTGTTGCTTATAGACATTTACGAGCAGATCCTTGAGAAGCTTGAGATAGTTGATTTCCCTGAGCCGGAGGTTAGGCACTAATGCACATTGAGATCCCTTATCAGCCGAGGCCGTTGCAGCTGGCATTGCATGATGAGATGCAGGAGAAGCGTTGGGGCGTTGTTGTTTGTCACCGTAGGTTTGGGAAAACTGTTTGGGCGATTAATCATATTCTTCGCCATGCGTTAATGTCTGATAAGCCTAACCCCCGGTATGCCTATATGGCCCCCACCTACAGGCAGGCTAAGAATGTAGCGTGGGATTATATAAAACAGTTTGCAGGTAAGATACCTGGCGTTAAGTTCCATGAGACTGAATTGCGTTGTGACCTGCCTAACGGTGCCAGGATTAGCCTGTTGGGTGCTGAGAACCCTGACAGTCTTCGTGGTATTTATCTTATGGGTTGTGTGATGGACGAGGTTGCTGACATGCCTGAGAGCGTGTTTCCAGAGATCTTGCGTCCTGCTCTTTCGGATCATAAGGGCTTTTGTATTTTCGTTGGTACTCCCAAGGGGCACAATGCTTTCTTTGATTACTATGAGCAGGCGGCTGCTAATGATGATTGGTTAGCTGCTGTGTACAAGGCTAGTGAGACTGGTATCTTAGATGATGAAGAGTTAGCAGCTGCTCGGGATATGATGAGCGCGGATCAGTATGCTCAGGAATTTGAGTGCAGCTGGAACGCGAATGTCCCTGGTGCGATCTTTGGCAAGGAGCTTGAGGCTTGTCAGTTAGAGGGGCGGATCTGCAATGTTCCGTATGATCCTTCTGTTAAGGTTGACACCTGGTGGGATCTTGGCGTTGGGGACTCTACAGCAATTTTCTTCACACAGACTGTTGGTCGTGCTATACATGTGATAGATTACTATGAAGCGAGGGGCGAGGGACTGCCGCATTACTGCAAGGTTCTTAGCACAAAGCGGTATTTGTATGGCGATCACAATGCGCCTCACGACATCGAGGTGAGGGAGTTGGGATCTGGTAAGAGTAGAAGAGAAGTGGCTTGGGATCTTGGTTTGAATTTCAGAGTAGTGCCAAAGCTGCCGGTGGAGGATGGACTTCATGCGGCTAAACTTCTTATTCCCCGTGTATGGTTTGATCGTGAGAAGTGCAAACATGCTTTGGAGGCGTTGCGTCAGTACCATAGAGCGTATAACGAGCGGTCTAGGACGTTTAGGGCGTCACCTGTTCACGATTGGTCGAGCCACTGCGCAGATGCTTTTCGGTATCTGGCTGTTGGTCTTAGAGAGAGTAGGGGCGATACTAGAGCGCCTCAGAGGCAGGCTTTGATGGATTACGATCCATTTGCGGCATAGGAGATAGAATATGGCAGTAGCTATTCCACTTTTAGCTGGCGCGGGTGCGGGTTTTACGGCGGCGGCGCTAGGAGCTTCCACGGCTCTTTCCGTTGGTATTGGGGCAGTTACTGCGGTCGGCGTAAACTCCATGATGAATAGACAGCCGCCAGCAACGGCTGTTCCGGATGTTGCTACTGTTGATACTACTGCTACAGACACAACTGAGGTAGACACTAGCGGTGCTACTGGCGGCGCGGATACAACCATCAATGATGTTACTTCTGTGCAAACAGATGTTGCTACTGCGGCAGACACTTCGGTTGATAACACTGTCTACACTGCCGACACCTCTACCGGCACAGCGGCTGCTGGAACGGCAACAGCTGCTGCGGCGAGTGCAGTTAGCCAGGGACCGGCTGAGGACGAGGCTATCAGCTTCTATGAAAAGGGCAGGCAGTCCACAATCCTAACTAGCGCCCAGGGTCTTTTGTCAGATAGTGGTGCAGCGGTGTCTATGTTGCGTCAACGGCGCGGCCTTGTAGGCCAGGGGTTGATCGCATGATGAACCGAAAGCCAAAAAACATTGCTGGGCAGATGGGAAAGCGCGCCTCTCAGCCAGCCAAAACAAATAAATCCGCTTCTGTTGACCCGATTGAGCGCCTAAATCAGCGCATGGCTGGGCGCACTGAGGGCGGAAACAAGCCTAAGAAGCGCAAAAGTTTAATGAATAGTTATGGGATGGCATAGTAATGGCTGAAGTATTGCCGATGATAACGCAGTTAGACCGCAGATATAAAACATTGCAGTCACAGCGATCCCAATGGGAAAGCCATTGGCAAGAGTTGGCAGACTATATGCTGCCTCGTAAGGCTGATATTACCAAGAAAAGAACGCAGGGTGACAAGAGAACAGAACTTTTGTACGATGGTACAGCCGTTCATGCTGTTGAGTTGCTTGCGTCTAGCTTGCATGGCATGTTGACCAGCCCTAGTACCCCTTGGTTTTCTATGCGTTTCCGTGACCCTATGCTCCAACAGAGTGACGCGGCAAACGAATGGCTAGAAACCTCTATAGACCAGATGTACCAGGCATTTCATCGCTCTAACTTTCAGCAAGAGATCCACGAATTGTACTATGATCTTGTTGTTTTTGGTACAGCTGCGTTTTACGTCGAGGGCGCAGACGATGGTTTGCGTTTTTCTTCGCGCCATATTGCTGAAATTTGCATTTCTGAGAATTCAGAGGGTCGGGTTGATACGGTTTACCGCAAGTTTAAACTGACTGCGCGGGCCATTGCTATGCAGTTTGGTGAAGAAAACTGTCCGGCTGAGGTCAAAAAAGACCTAGAGAAAGACCCTTACAAGGAACATTCTATTGTTCACGCGGCATACCCACGGCTAGAGGCCAAAGGTCGGGCCAAAAAGAACAAGCCTATAGCTTCTATTTACTATACGGCAGACACTAGACAGCTTCTTTCAGAAAGCGGGTTTGATGAATTCCCGTTTATGGTTACTCGCTTTGTAAAGGATAGCGTTTCAACGTATGGTCGCAGCCCCGCAATGAACGCGCTGCCTGATACCAAGATGCTTAACAAAATGTCTGAGACAACAATTCGTGCTGCTCAGAAACAGATTGACCCACCCCTCATGGTTCCCGACGATGGGTTTATGCTGCCGGTGCGTACAACACCTGGCGCTCTAAACTTCTACCGCTCTGGCACACGGGACAGACTTGAGCCATTGCAGATTGGCGCAAACAATCCCCTTGGCCTAAACATGGAAGAGCAACGCCGAAATGCAATCCGTCAGGCGTTTTATGTGGATCAACTGTTGATGTCAAATGGCCCAGCCATGACTGCAACAGAGGTGTTGCAGAGGAATGAAGAGAAGATGCGGCTACTTGGGCCAGTTCTCGGTAGGCTCCAGGCCGAGTTGCTGCAACCGTTGATCTCTCGATCCTTTGCACTGCTCCTCCGGTCTGGGCTCCTCCCGCCTGCTCCGGAGGAGCTACAAGGCCAAGACATTGATATTGAGTATGTTTCTCCGCTGGCTAAGGCGCAGAAGATGACTGACTTGCAGTCTATGCTTCGTGGCTTTGAGGTATTGTTGCAGATGCAGCAAGTTGCTCCTGTAATGGATTACCTCGATGATGATAAGCTTGTGCAGTACCTGGTAGAGACTACGGGTATTCCGGCGCGTGTTATCCGTAGCGATACAGAGGTTGGCGACCTTCGGCGTCAGCGCGCGGAGGCTGAGGCCCAGCAAGCGCAACAACAGCAGGAAATGATGCTTGCGGAGCAGGCTCAGAAGGCTGCACCTATGGCGGAAGTTGTTTCTAATGCTAGGGAGCGCGGTCAGATATGAACAAGGTAAAGGAATTAAAGTTAGCTTATCGTCGGACCTTTGGGACAGATGATGGCGCGCAGGTTTTAGGTGATCTCAAAAAGCGGTTTAGCTTTGAGACAACCACTTTTGTTTCTGGCGATCCACATCAATCAGCGTTTGCAGAGGGTCAACGAGCAGCAGTGCTTACTATCGTCAGAATGTTGGCCGAAGAACGCAGTCCCGAACAGGAAAACAAATGAACGAAGAGACAACCCTAGACACAGGATCTCAAGAAGTCGCGGATGCAGTAGTAGCTGAGTCGGTAGCAACTGAGCCTGTAGTGGAACAAACGCAAGCTGCACCTGAGCAAACGGGTAGCTGGCTTGATGGCCTTGAAGATGAGTACAAAAATAACCCGCTAATTAACAAGTGGGGGTCTTTGAATGATTTTGCAAAGACGCACCTTAACGCGCAAAAGCTTATTGGCGCAGACAAGATTGCTATACCAGGTAAGGCTGCTACAGCCGAGGAATGGCAAAGCGTTTACCAACGATTAGGCGCTCCTGAAGATCCAAACCAGTATGAGGTAGAGCAGACCGATGTTTTTGACGAAACGTCATTTACTGCTTTTAAAAACAAGGCGTATGAGATCGGCTTATCAAATAAGCAGGCTAAAGAAATTGCAGGCTTGTATCAGGATCAGATAAATACTGGCCGAGAAGCTCTTAATCAACGTGCAGAAGAGGCTAGGTTTAGCGGTGAGCAAGAGTTGCGCCAGGAGTTTGGGCAAAACTTTGAGAAAAGACTTGCTCAAGCACAGGCTGCGGCCAGCACAGTTATGGGCGACACCGAAATATTCGAGGAAATCCAATTAGCAGACGGTCGCAAATTAGGCGACCATCCTGCTATTATTAGAACATTCTCCCGCATGGCAGAAATGCTAGGAGAAGATGGCTTGGTCGGAGAGCCGACCGAGGTTGTTATGAGTTCTCAGGATGCGCAAAAGCTCATTCAAGAACATATGCAACCGAACACGCCATATACAGTTGCAGGTCATCCAGGCCATGACGCGGCAGTAGCCGAGGTCTTGCGCTTGCGTGGCTATGTATAGTGGACAACCGAAAGGCCCACGCCGACAAACCTGTGTGCCAGGTGGACTAGCTGCCCTAAGCAGCAGCAAGGCCTCTTTGGAGATAACCATGCGTAGCAAACATAAACTTAATCTGTAGGAGAGACCAAATGTCTACTCAAATTACTACGGCTTTCGTCCAACAGTTCTCTGCGAACATCCAAATGCTTTCACAGCAAATGGGTTCTCTGCTGCGCAATGCGGTAGATGTAGAAAGCGTAAATGGCGAGAAAGCCTTTTTCGACCAAGTGGGATCAGCAGCTGCTATCCTGCGCACTTCCCGTCATGCGGATACACCGATTGTGGACACACCACATTCACGCCGCATGGTTACGATGTCTGACTATGAGTATGCCGATCTGATCGACGATCAGGACAAAGTGCGCTTGCTCGTTGATCCGACTTCAACATATAGCCGTGCTGCTGCTGCCGCTATGGGCCGCGCAATGGATGATGTTATCATCTCTGCTGCTCTTGGCAGCTCTTCAACAGGCAAAGACGGTTCAACAACCACAGCATTGCCAGCAGACCAAAAGATCGCACATGGATCTGCCGGTCTGACGCTTGCTAAATTGCTTGATGCAAAACAAATACTTGACGAAGGTAATGTCGATCCGTCGATTCAGCGTCACATTGTTTGTTCGCCTAAGCAAATCACCGATCTATTGAATAACACGACTGTTACTTCAACGGATTTCAACACTGTAAAAGCGTTGGCAATGGGTGAGCTTAACAGCTTTGTTGGCTTTAACTTTATCGTTTCAAACCGTTTAGGCTTGGATAGTAACTCTGATCGTCAGGTGATTGCGTTTGCAAGTGATGGCATCAAATGCGCAATTGGTAAAGAGCCAGCTGCGCGGATTGATGAACGTGCAGACAAGTCATATGCAACTCAGGTTTACTATTGTCAGTCTGTCGGCGCGACACGGATGGAAGAAGCCAAAGTTGTCGAAATCGCGTGTAGCGAATAAGGAGACTAAACAATGGCTACTGTATATTCAACTCAACGTACTAACTCACGCGCAACACCAGCCGTGATGAACAAAGCTAATGAGCTTGCGGGTCGTATCCGTGTAGCTCACGGCACTTACGAAGCATCTTCTCTGGCAGCAGCCAGCGAAATTGAGATGTTTGTTTTACCTGATGGCGCACGCTTGTTGCAAGGTTCCCTGGCGTATGACGCTTTGGGTGGCGGCACAACATTGTCTGTTGGTTATGCGGCTCACACAAACGCGGCTGGTACGGCTGTGTCTGCGGCGGCGGCAGCTTACAAGGCAGCGGCGGCGTCAACATCTGCTCAGAAGGTAGACGTTCTTGCAACTATCGCTCTAGGCTCAGGCACAGAGACCGATACGAACGAGGACGGCGTGGCAATCACCGTGACCAACGCGGGTACTGCTACCGGCTCTATTGAGCTGACTATCATGTATGTGGTAGACTAATAAGAGCGGGGGCGGCTTGTCGCCCCCTCTCCCTTATGGAGATAGCAGATGACCAGCGTTGTAGACATTGCCAATTACGCACTAAATTCTTTAGGTGCTTCCAACATTACGTCCCTTGGTGAGAACAGTAAGCCAGCCCGTATTGTCAATCAGCGTTATGACTCTGTGCGTGACAGCGTGTTTAGGTCTCACCCTTGGAATTGCCTGATACGCAGAGCGGAGCTTGCGCAAGAAACAGACGCGCCTGTTTACGGATATGCCCGTCAGTATGCGTTACCGTCTGATCCATATTGCTTGCGTGTGCTACAGTTTAGCAATGGGTCAATGACTTACCCTTTTGATAACATGCGCAGCAACAATGATACACCGCCTTTTATAATCGAAGGCCGCAAACTTTTGACAGATGAAGGTACAGCCAAGATTAAGTACGTTGCCAGGATTACAGACCCACAGCAATACGATGCTGGACTGATTGAGGTTTTGGCCTCTCGTTTGGCCTATGAAGTTTCCTATGCGATTACTGGATCAACAACTGTTCGCCAAATTGCTGCGGCTGACTTTGATCGTAAGCTAAAGGATGCTCGCTTCGAGGATGCAACAGAAGGCGCGCCAGAGCGCATTGAGGCTAGTGACTTTATTGAGGCGAGGTTCTAAATGGCTCGTTCCTCATTAGCTCTTAGCACCTTTACATCTGGCGAAATATCGCCACGACTTGAGGGGCGCATAGATATTGAGAAGTATCGCTCCGGCTTATCTGACCTAACAAATATGATTGTGCAGCCACACGGGGGTTTGACGCGCAGGCCAGGCACAGAATACTTGGGCGCTGTTAAGGATAGCTCCGTCAAGACGCGGCTAATCCCCTTTCAGTTCAAAACCTCTGACACTTATATATTAGAGTTTGGCGATCAGTACATGCGGGTTTTCCGCAACGGACTGCAAGTTTTGACAGGATCGGCAAAGAGCATTACGGCTGCAACAAAAGCAGACCCTGTTGTTATTACGAGCAACAGCCACGGTTACAGCAACGGTGATGAAATCTACCTGGATAGCGTAAGCGGAATGACTGAGCTAAATGGGCGCAATTACATTGTAGCTAACAGTACATCAAATACTTATTCGCTGCAAGATCTGTTTGGCAATGACATTGATTCAACCAATTACACGACCTACACTTCTGGCGGGTCTACTGACGAGATATACCAGCAAACAACGCCGTATGCTGCTGCTGACATTTTTGATCTACGCTTTGCCCAATCTGCGGATGTTATGTATTTTGCGCACCCGAGCTATGCTGTTCGCACATTATCCCGCACAGATCATAATGCCTGGACGTTTGCCACTCCTACGATTAACGAGAACAATACGCCAATCCTTACCAGCGCCAACAACTATCCTAGCGTTGTTACATTTTTTGAGCAGCGCCTTGTGTTTGCAGCAACGAATAACAACCCACAGACCTTGTGGTTCTCACAAAGTGCCGACTATTTAAACTTTCACACTGGTACCAGTGCGAATGACGCTTTGATCTACACTATTGCATCAAACCAGGTAAACAGTATCCGTTACCTTTCTGCTACGCGAGTGCTGACAATAGGCACTTCAGGTGGCGAGTACGTTTTAACAACAACGAATGATGGGCCTATAACTCCAACAACCACTCAGATCCGCAAGTATTCTAACTATGGGTCTGCAAATATTGAGCCTGTCCAGGTTGCAGATGTTACGCTTTTCCTACAGCGCGGCAACAGAAAGGTCCGTGAGTTTAAGTATGTTGGTGAGGTTAATACCGCTGGCTATCAGGCACCAGATATAACTGTTTTAGCAGAACATATTACTGAGGGCGGTGTGGAAGGGTTTGCCTACCAACAAGAGCCAGAGAATATTGTTTGGTGTATTCGGGCTGATGGCACACTTCTAGGCTTAACGTATCGACGGGAAGAGGCTGTTGTTGCATGGCATAAGCATGTGATTGGCGGGGAGTTTAGCGGGGGCCAAGCGGTTGTTGAAAGCATCTCGACGCTTCCGACTGACACTGGCAATGACGAGCTTTATATGGTCGTTAAGCGCACAATCAATGGGGAGACAATGCGCTATGTTGAAGTGATGAAGGACTTTGACTTTGGAAGCACAACGACCTCTGCATTTTTTGTTGATAGTGGCCTCGTTTATGCGGGTTCTGCTGTGTCCGGCTTTAGTTCGCTTTACCACTTAGAGGGCGATGATGTTTCAATCCTGGCTAACGGCGCAAGCCACCCTGACAAAACTGTATCTAATGGAGCAATCACCCTAGACTTTTCTGCCACAAGCGCCGCTATTGGGTATGGGTATACATCAAGTATGCAGACGCTGCGCCTTGAAAGCGGTTCTCAGGATGGCATTTCTCAGGGCAAGCCTAAAAGAATTCACGGTATTACAATGCGATTGTTTGAAACTGTTGGCGTTGAGATCGGAAATGATGCTGGCGAAATAGATCGTGTGTTCTTCCGCGATAGCTCGATGGCTATGGATGAAGCTGTGCCTTTGTTCACTGGTGATAAAGATATTGAATTCCAAGGTGGGTTTGATGACGATGATAGGATATACTTGCAACAAACACAGCCCTTGCCACTTACAATCTTAGCGTTGTACCCAAGAATGAATACGTTTGACAAATGATGGTAGTACCTCTCACCAGAGCGCACGTTTTGTACGCTTCTAAGAACGCACCTAAGCAGAATGATGCGCAGCTTGGATTAGTCCTTGCTGCTCTTCCTACGTTTACGTTTCCGGGCAGGGGCTTGGCGTTTCTGGGCGAGGGTAAGGTTTATGCTGTTACTGGCTTGGCTCCGTTATGGGATGGAGTTTCAGAGGCTTGGTTTATCCCAACAAGAGACATGCAGCATAAGAAGGTGCAAACAATACGTCTTGTTCGCCGTGAATTGGATGCAGCCATTGA